GGTGTCCAGTTAAGGGATCAAATTGATACCTGGTATCCAGATCGCCGCTCTACCAGTGATGGGTGGATTGGTGATGCTCGTCATTCCGCCAGTAAATCGGATCATAATCCAGACAAATCTGGGGTCGTCCGAGCCATTGATATTGATTCTCGTTTGGATTCATCCGAGCAGCTCTCGATATATCTGGCTGACCAGATCAGAGTCTGTGCTAAAACCGATAAGCGCATATCTTACGTAATCCATAATGGCTTTATAGCTTCAAGGATTATGGGATTTAAGTGGCGCAGGTATCGTGGCATTAACCCACATAAAAAGCACATACACATTAGCTTTACAAAATTAGGCGATAAAGATAGCAAGCCGTTTGATATACCACTACTAGGGGGAAAGATATGAAAATAACCAAGAAGCAAAAAGCAATACTAAAGTCCTACGCACGTGGCGTATTAGTATCTTTTTTAACATTTTTAGCAAGTAATGAATTAGGTTTAGATCCAGCACTGTCTGTAGTAGTTGCAGCATTAGCTGGTCCAGCAGCTAGGGCTTTAGACAAATCCGATAATGCTTACGGCATCGGTGTAGATGCGAAATGAGTCCAGCGGAATGGGCTGGCTTTGGCGCTGGCGTTATGGCCGTGCTATCAGGCGTGCTAATAGGATTACGTTTTTTAGTTAAAGGTTGGCTAAATGAGTTACGCCCTAATGGTGGCTCTAGTATGAAGGATCAATTAACTAGATTAGAACAGCGTGTTGATGATCTATTCCTTATCATGAATAAGCGACAATAGCAACATGGCTACCGCACGCAAGCGTAAGAAGGTTAATAAGCGCAAGGGTAAATATACCCATGAGCAAATTAATACCAAGTTAGATACTTATGCCATTTCGTTGCGTGAGTTTTATTTAAGCCTAAGACGTGCAGGATTTCCAGTAGATCAAGCTCTAGGAATGTGCGATAAAAATGTATTCCCAGATTGGCTAACACCATCTAGTCCAGATTTTGATCCAGTTAATCCAGACCACGACCCCTACGAGGATGAGGACTAACTAATTGCGTAGAATCGCTTTTGTAAGTGATCTGCAAGTACCTTTTTTTAATGAGAAGTCTGTTAAATCTGTTGGCCGCTTCCTGGCTAAATGGAATCCGCATAGGACTATATGCATTGGTGATGAAATTGATCTACCACAGCTAGGTGGTTTTAATGCTGGCACCATTGATGAGATGGTTGGCAATATAAATGACGATAGAAAACAAACACAAGAAGTCCTAACATACTTAGGCGTAACAGATGTACTAGGAAGTAACCATGGAATCAGACTTTACCGATCAATTAAAAAGCGATTACCATCATTCCTCAACTTACCAGAAATGCAGTATGAGCGTTTTATGGGATATGACAAGCTCGACATTAAATTCCACCCCTTTGGGCTCGATTGGGCGCCAGGCTGGACAGCCGTTCATGGCGACTCTTTCCCACTTAGTCAAATTCCTGGACAAACGGCCTTAAACGGGGCTAGAAGGCTAGGTAAGAGCGTTGTCTGTGGGCATACCCATAGATTAGGGTCTGCGGCCTTTACAGAGGCATCTAGAGGCCAATTAGGGCGTACTGTATGGGGTTATGAAGTCGGAAATCTCGTTGACCTTAGCAGTTCAGGCATGGCGTATACAAGGGGCTATGCAAACTGGCAGCAAGGCTTCGCTGTGGCATATGTGCATGAGCGTAAAGTACAGGTAATAACCATACCTATCAATGCAGATGGCAGCTTCATATTTGAGGGCAAACTCTACAAATAACGTTATCAAATCGTTATCAAAATTAAGCCCTAAATCATCCACAAAGTCATACACAAGTGTCACACTATTGACATGCCACAAAGCGTGTGCATAGAAAGTAGGGCTACATGAACAACATATGGCTAGAAGCTAGACAGGATGGTCTGATATTTTTTATGATCATGCTAGGTCTAGCAGTATTGGTACTGGCTTATTGGAAGATACAAAGTAGAGCGTTTGATCGTGGCTACTGGGTCGGTAGATCAGCTGGCTGGAAAGCATCTATTGAGCATAATCAGAAGATCGAGAAATTAAGATCTAGAGCTGTGTTTGATTATGACAAACACTGAGAAACTGTTTGCAGATGCAGTCACACTCATACACGAAAGAGGGATGCATTACGGCCACCCAGCAATCCAGATGGATCGAATTGCCAAATTATGGTCTGCGTATCTCAATTTTCCGATCACATCAAATCAAGTGGCAGGCTGTATGGCACTGCTCAAAATTAGTCGAAGCGTGGAAAGTCCAGAGCTTGATGATCACTACAAAGACGCACTTGCGTATATTGCTATATCAAAAACCTGTCATGAATATATGCAGGATAAAGACTTTGAATGGGAGCACTAATTATGGCATTTGACCTAAGCAATTACGAAACAGTAGACGAACGTTTACATAAATGGTGGAAGGATTATCCAGATGGAAGATTGGAAACAGAGCTTATCGAGGCCACAGACACTAGATTCATTGTGGTTTGTAAACTCTACAAAACAGAAGCCGATATCAAGCCGTGTGCTACGGGGCTTGCGTTGGAGAATATTAGTGATAGAGGCGTTAACGCAAATTTCGCTTTACCTAATGCGGAAACAAGTGCGATTGGTAGAGCGCTTGCAAACGCAGGTTTCTCAGCTAAAGGTAAGCGACCAAGCCGAGAAGAAATGGCCTCAGTAAACGCTAAGTCAGAATCCTTTACAGTAGAAAACAAGCTTGAGGATCCAGTGCAATGGGGTGAAACCGATTGGACTACAGCTGTGCCAGAAGCACCTAATCCACCACCAGATTGCTGCGCTAAAGGCATGGCATTAAAAAAGGGTGTGAGTAAAACAACCAAAAAAGCTTATTATGGTTATACCTGTTTAGATAATATCAAAGAACATAACGTGTGGGCTAAACAAACTAGTACAGGCGCTTGGTACTTCCCGAAGGATAAGGAGTAATCGTGGGCTATATTGCTTTCATAAACGGACGTGGTGTCCACGTTGTCATGGATGATAATGGTGTGCACCTAGAGCAATCTGTTATTAAATGTGAAGTCTGTGATGATGATCGTGTCTTTAGAGATGGCACATGTTTTAGATGTCATGAGCTGATAAATCGTGACTAATTACACGCAGTTTAAGTGCAACGGATGTAAGCGTAATACTGAGTTCTTATGGCTTGACTCTGAGGATCTGCCAGAAGGATTTAGACTCTACCAATGCACTAGCTGCGGTTGCGTGGGAATCAAGAATATAGTTGAAGCTTTGCATATACCAGACTCGGACATATGCAGATGTGATAAGTGTGGTGGTTGGAAGTTTGAAGCCGTGGTCTGCCACACTTGCCAGTTAATTGAGGCTAAATAATGTATTCATACGCTCTTACTTATGCCGAAGAAGCTTTATGTGCCCATACTGGATACATGCGACAACGTAAATTCTTAAACAAACCTTACAAAAATGTAAATTATGTAGAAGGTGATGTTTATGAAATGTGGCAACACTCAGTATGTGCAGGTGCCGAGTTAGCCTTTGCTAGGATATTGGGTTTTAATGACTTTAAGCCTAGCGTTGATACTTTCAAGTCACAGTTTGATATTAATGGTGTTTGCGAGATTAGATACAGCTTCAACAACAATCTGGGAATGAGATTTACAAAAAGAGATAACCTAGAAGCTAGATATGTGCTTATGCTTGATGGGCTTAGGCATAGGACTAGGCGAACGCCACCAGACTTTCAAGGCGAGCCTTACACAGCTGTAGGTTGGATATATGGCTATGAAGTATCAGTTACAGATAATGGGAGAGTGGATCAAATGTATTTACGTCCCATGAGGGAGTTTAATTAATGCCAACGTATGAGTTTAGCTGTAATGAGTGCGGCACCTTTGGCTCTACCTTTAGATCATTTACTGAGGATGTGCCAACTATGGATTGTCCTAAATGTCATACATTAATGACACGGATCTATTCAGCACCTGGGTTAGTGTTTAAGGGTAAGGGCTGGGGTAGTAAGCCATGAATGAGATTGGCTACGATCAAACCTGGCAAGAAGGCGACGACTTACGCTATCAATGTAAATATGTTGTGATCTAAATCACTGTCCACATAGTGAGATGATATTGTTATCTAACGTGAAAGGATTTTGTTATGTATGGTACCCTCAAAAAGCGTTCGATCTTAAATCGAAAAGCTGAGTCGCCAGCGGCTAGACTCGGAAGGCGCAGAGTTTGGGCGACCTCTTTGCTAATTGCATTTAGCCTTTGCTTTTCAAAAGATTATTCCGTTGCAGCTGACAAACCCATGCATTACAAACAATATGCGTTTATTCAGTTAAATCATTCATTCACAGAGTTCTACTGTT